TGCCTTATTGATTGATGTGATTTTACTCATAATTTAATACCGCTCATTATTTATGTTTAGCTTTGTAATCCGCCACCGCTGATTTGATTGCATCCTCTGCCAACACACTACAATGTATTTTAACAGGAGGTAATGCTAACGCCTCAGCGATTTCTGAATTCCTAATACTATCAGCTTCTTCTATATCCATACCCTTAACCCATTCGGTTAAAAGAGAACTAGAAGCGATTGCACTTCCACAACCGTATGTTTTGAATTTGGCATCTGTTACGATACCTTCTTCGATTTTAATTTGGAGACGCATTACGTCACCGCACGCAGGAGCACCCACCATTCCGGTACCTACATCAGGATCCAACGGATCCATTACACCAACATTACGTGGGTTATTGTAGTGATCTAAAACTTGCTCTGAATACGCCATTGCTACACTCCAGGTTAGTTACTTTATGCCAATGTTATACTTTGGACATAATTCCCAAGAGGTCTTATCCTTATGGGATATAATTTTAATTTGATTTAGAGAAGCTGTCTCACCAACGGCAGCGACGGTGGTTAATAACCCCCAATCATCCATTAGTTTAACAATAGTATTCCTTCTCTCTAAATCGTTCTTTGTTAGATTCGATGGCTTGCCGTCTAATAAGAATAACTCTTTGAAGTGAGTTATAAAATATCGGCCTTGCTTATGAAGTATATGGCAGGATTGATATAATTTATTGTCTTTCTTAGATGCTACACCTATTCTAGTAAGTGTCTCACGTATCTTTAGAAAATCATCTGGTTCTGCCAGTATCACCTCTAACATCATCTCTGGTTTCCAGACCACCAGTTCATCGTTGAATTCCGCCATGCTGTATTCTATTCCTTATTATATTCAAGTGTTTTTTACTTAACAGCGGAAGAACATCCCTGGCCTTTTCATTACTATAATCATAATATTCTTTAATTATTTTAATGTCATCAGATTCAGTTGACTTGTTCCACTTAGAAAAACGATTTCGTTTTCTAATTATATTTATAAGGAATTGATATTGCATATCACCAGCGAGATGATGATACTTATTCATCTCGTTAGCATATATCACAGTGTCTGGGAAATAAGAAAGACCACGGTTAACCATAAAGGCATTGTAGTCCTTCTCATTCTCCAGGATATCTTTCTTTGTGTTAGATATCGATTTAATTAATTCAAATGGATTCATAGTATATATTATATCACAGTTTTATTTAAAGTACACCTTGGTATCTTCTTTACCAACAAACTCTTCAGTCATTGGAAAGATCTTAGAGATCTCCACAGCAATAGCTCTAGCCATTTCAATATGTTCTAACTGTGTACCATTGCTGGTCCGCAGTTCGATATAATGAATCCATGACCTTAGTGTTGCATTGGCAAACAAACGTGATACCGTATTACCTTCTGGTAGAACACTGCGTGCCTGTTCCTTTGCAATACCCTTGCTAACAGCCCAATCGTAATTCTCTTGGGCAAGTTTGATGGATGCTTTTTGACGCCAAGTCCATTCAACCATAATGTCAAAGTGCTCAGGTCCACATGTAATAGAGTTCTGCCTGTTGGCAGGATCCTGCATACGTGCTTCCCTCAATACAAATGCATCATCCATGTCTTGTGGATCAGCATATCGTTGGCTAAACTCTTGGAATGACATTGAACGATGGCGGAGAAGTTGCCGTGCAATATCACGTGTCGTTTCAATGCCAAGGGTACAACTAACCATTTCAAGGGGTGACCAATGTTTATGCTTAACGAGATAACGAATAAGCTTATCAGCCGTGGCAGTATTCATTTCATTGGCAGGGTTCGATACTCTTGCACAGTAACTAATTAAGTCCTGTGCATTTTCGATTCCCTGTTCAAACAAATCATCTGCAGGCTGAGGCTTTACTACAGTCCATACCTTCATGACGTGTAATTCGTTTTAATATAGATAAGATTCTCCAATCGGAACGATCTCCAACCTTGTGCTTCAATGTCAAACACCTTCATTGTTTCAAGGTGTGTTTCAGGTTTTGGATCCATATCACCTTTAGGCATCATCGCGTCAGGGATTAAATCTGGATGAAGGGTACATAACATTACACGTTCAGTATCATCCAACTTCTTAAACTTGACTTCAACCTCTCCATCAAATAAAAACTCACGTAACTCTTGTCTAACGTTGGGACCTGATATGTCCTGTTCTACTATCCAACTTGCATCATTCATTGTTTGCATTGTCTGTCTCCATTAAAAAACGATTGATAAGGCTTAAAAATCTAGCGGCCTTCTCTATTTGAAAAGCAATGGTTACTGTAGCGAATGCTATAATAATCGTTGCGAAACCTACTACGTCTGCCATAACGTATACTCCTATTTAAAGTTTATTTGAGACATGATCTCTGTCATACATGCCACCACGTTCAATTCGTGGTCAGCCACAAAGCTATCCTTATAGGAATAGTCTGCTAGTATAAGAACCACTTGAGGAATACTCGAAGGTTCGATGTACGTTAACATGTTATCATAAATCATTCTAAATAGCTTTGCAGATTCAACGTCAATGTTATTAGTTACCCACTTACGCATCTCTTTAAAGTTCTTGGTCTTAAGATCACCCATTAATCCCTTAATGCTTGTCTCGTCTAGAGTTACAAGAATGCCAGTATCAATGTGACCACTCATACCATATCGTTGGCATTCGTTAAGAACACGACGCCAGTCTGGTATGTATTTCATAATGAGTTCTGCAATCACTGCATTCTCATATTTGATTTCTTCTGAATCAAGAATCATTTGAAGACGTTTCATGAAGTCACCGGCCAAACGACCATTAGTGGATCCATAGTTGAATTCAAATATAGAACATCTCGAGTGGAGAGGATCTATGATACGATTCTTAAAGTTACAAGTTAGGATGAATCTACAGTTAGAAGAGAATTCCTCTATGAAACCACGAAGAGCTGGTTGTGTAGATTGGGGATTTAAGTAATCGGCTTCGTCCAAGATGACAACCTTCTGTCCACCTTGCAGTGATACGGTACTTGCGAATTGCTTGATCTTGCCACGAAGTGTGTCAATGTTACCATCCTCCGAACCGTTAATTAAGATGTAATCTAAACCTAACTGATTACAAAGAGCTCTAGCTGCAGTGGTTTTACCCACCCCAGCCGAACCTGTAAACATCATGTTAGGAAGATCACCTGTATCAACAATACTTTGGAAAGTCTGTTTTAATCCGGCCGGAAGAATACATTCTTCGATAGTTTGAGGGCGATACTTCTCGACCCAGAGAAATTGATCTTTGGACATTTATTCACTCCATAATATAATTAACGTGGTACCATTATACCACGCTTTCATTCAAAGTACATACTACTTTACAACAGATTCATACAAATCTTCGATTTCTTCTCGCTGTTGTTGGAACGTAGCAAAGTTCTGCTTATGGTAGATCTTGGCCAAAGCATTAATATGCTTCTTATCAATCTCTACCTTATCAGTCAATGCTTCAGCAGCTTCTTTTTGAAACTCTTTCTCAGCATCAACACGAGCCATGGAGTTTGACATTTCTTTTATACAGTCAAAAACCATGGTGCGATCTTTTTCATTACTAAGCATTAGCACCCTCTTCGCCAGCATCTTGGGCAGCTTTAGCAGCATCCAAGAATGTCGCTAAACGATTACGTACCGCTCCAACGTCAGCCATTTCCTGACCTTCGAATGCACCACGCTTTGATACGATATCAATAATTGATACGCAAGCGCCAATGTCATTCAAACTTAGGCCTTGGTTTTCTTCGGGGTTACCTGGTCCAGCGCCAGTATCTTGTACTTCTTCAAAGGTAGCGTCAGTCACTGTGTCTTTTTTACTCATTTTCTTAATCCTTATAGGTGGTGGTTTTATCAAGGGCTACCCAGTAATCTGTGTTGCCTGCTTTAATTAATGCTACCTGCTTTTTATCGATACCGAATTCGTATTCAGTGGCAGGCTTAAATTTGAAGTTGTTTATATCAAACACAAATTCAAACTTAGCACTTGTATTTATACTGCAATTCGCGATAGACATCTTGAATTGATTCGAGGTTGGATTTTGTTTATCCAAGATCACACATTCAATGAATGAAGCTGATTCGTTCTTGCGGATACTTAGGTTACTCGTTTTAAGAGTAGCAGAAGCTTTGCGTAGACGCGTCAGTTCATCGCTAGTAAGTGTGAAGGTTAAATCATTGCACGCTAAATTAATATCGTTGGTAGGTACCGTCAGAATGTCGATATCCGAGAAGTAGTATTTAAATGATGTAACACCATCAGTGATGTTAACAAATTTCTTATTGTCATCAAATCCTAGGATAGGATCCTCAAACATATTTAGACAAGCTAGGAATTCACCTAAGTCATAAATGCCGAATTCATACGGCCAAACATCTGGCTCAACCATATCAATATTAGCTTTCGCCATAATAGTTTTAGAGACAGCCATGGTACGAATCATTCCATTCGTTTCGCCGATTGCAATATTACTATTGATTGATTGGAAGTTATTCAATACTTCTTTAATTTCATTACTAAGTTTCATGTGATTCCTTGGTTTTATTAATAGTTTCCAGCTCAACTTCAAGCAAAAAGTTTAAGCAACATATAGCGTGAGCTAAATGATGATACCCTGACTCTGGATCAATTGCTTCACCCATTCTATATGCAGCTAGGTGACGACGTGAGGCAGCGTAGTATCGCTTAGGCGAGTCTTCTAACTTCCTCCAATTGTCATCTGCATACTTACTTGCGCCAAAGGTGAGGACAGATACGACCTCCTCCGTGGCTAACACCTGCTCTAAGTCATATCTTAGCTTGCCGATATCGTTTTTAATTCCTTGCATATAGTTCCTTTATCAATTTATGTATACATTATATCATACAAAGATGGTAAGTACATACCATTTGGCAAATTAAATCAAACTATTATGCAATAGTGAAGTTCAACTTCGTTATTGTCATTTCTTAGTGACAACCACTGGGTCTTTGCTACAATCCCAATCTTCCACTGAAGTGGATGGACTTACACCTAACTTCACACGATCCTTAACCTTTTCTTTATTAAGGATCTTATCGTAATTGCTTTGATAGTTGTCATCAGTACCCACTCGTGTGACTAGGCGATGCCCTGTTATATCATTTCTACTCATCCTAACGACCTCCACTTGCGTTGACAATAAAACCAATAAGGGCGTCTTGAATGTCAGGTGTGCCCGCAAACAGGAAGACTGTCAATACAATTAGACCAGCCATCCATATCACTGCTTTATCTGAACTACCCATTACGCACCCTCGTCAATCTTTCAACAGATTGTTCTAGTTTATTTATCTTCTGCTTTAACTTAGATATAGTTTCAGCATCCCTACGCATAACCTTTTCATCAAGGTCCACTAGATGTTTCCACTCCTCAATGGTTTGTGGCATAGCTTCACCCTTAGGTGTCATGCCATATCCTCGGTAGAGAATATCTCTTGGCGTAGGGGCACTCATTATTCCACCTTAGCGATCAAGCCATTAACCATTGTGATTTTAGCAAAGAACTCACGACCTGGTAACTTGGTCACGGCAGGACGATGTGCTGCTAAGAAGCTTCCGTCGTTTAGATACTCATCACCGAACATGGAAGTTTCCATATAGTCAAGTAGATCTCCAACAGATTCCCTTAGTTCTTTCTTAGTTTTGTAACCCATTAATAACATCATAATATAATTCCTTATTTAATAGCAAGATATTCATTGTAGAATAATACTGCATCTTTAATGTATGCATTGATTGTTCGAGTAGAAGCTTCTGACCAGCGAAGTTCGAAGTAGGAATCAATAACATTTTGAATGATCGAAGCATAAGCAAGATCACAGTTTAATCGTTTAGCGATCATTTCAGTGTGCATATTCATTGTGCATTCCTCAACTCGAAATACTCCACACCTAAGATAGCCCATTTGCGTTCAACAGATGCCAAATTCATAGCATCGAGGTTGCGCTTGTTAGGATGTTCTGCATACTCACCAATAGCTTCGAAATGCTCAGTGGTTTTCAGTTCTAACAAAGCGTTTAATCGTTTAGCGAAAGTATACATATTAATATTCCTTATAGTTCGTAGAAAGAAGCGTAAGACAAACGAGGTTCGTCTTCACGATCCATCATAGTACGACCGTTTTGAACAGTAGTAAAATAACCGTCATCATACACACCAGTAACATCAATGTTATTCATAACACGACGTTCGATAATACCTTCGATAAAACCGTTGCTATTCACATAAGTGATCTCACCGATGATATAATCAGAATCTAAATGACCGAAATCTTTAGCTTTGATAATCTGACCGACCTGCATTTCAACGTTTTCCATAATGTAGTACTCTTTAGTTGTTCTCAATTTGATATATCTATTATATCATAATGGGCAGGAACAGTACACAACTATTTTCGCTTTCTTTATATCGATTTGTTATAAGCTTATATCTTTTTTAACCCACAAATTTCCTAGGATTAGATACTGCATTTTCCTCCAAAACCAATTTGGTTCTTGCCCCTTGTTGGGTACCCAGATCATGCCCTGATTATTTGGTGTGTTACCGAACATGTAGCACTGCCACTCTGAACGTTCAGGCAGCTTCAATACACTGAGACCTTCAAGTTGTTCTTCAGTTAGTTCACTCACGGTCTTTCTCCATCGCCATCTTTAATGCAGCTATAACCCCGAAGTGAAACATCACATTAAAATCATCATCAGATAATTCCCAAGTCTTTGCCTCTTTGCTAAACGCATTAGGCTCAAGTATTTCGATCTTGTCTTGGATTCGCATTTCATCAATCATGTATTGCAGACCTTGCTTCATTAGCCTTAACTGCATTTCATCTGACATGTCCATGGTAAGTATACCTGAACCATCCGGCATATCTTTGATCTCTACATTACTGATAGCATCTTCTTCCATCACATATTCTTGTATCACATCTTCCATACATTACTCCTGTTAAAATTGGCGCCCCATCTAGGAATCGAACCCAGACCGATGAAGTAGAAATCCACTGCACTATCCATTATGCTAATGGGGCATTAAACTATTCATGCCATAGTGGCAAATTCTTTTCGTACTCATCACACATGGCATCAAACTTATCATAGTAAGCTGCACA